GAAGTCTTTTTAAGTTCCTTTACGAACTCTTCAATTGGGTCTTGTTTACCAAAGTTAGACAAAGCTACCATTGGATACTTCCCAACACCGTAATGGAATTTTAACTCTTTGAAAGGAAAAGCCGGATCATATGCAGATGGTACTAATCTTACTGTCTGTTTACCCATTTCAGGTCTCCAGAAAATTTTGGTATAATCAGTTTTTTCTTGTGACTGATTATCATTGTTCAAGGCGCTTAATTTAGCCTTAATTGCATTTAAATCCATAGTATAACTAATTTTAAAATAACGTTTAATATAATATAAGTAATAAGTTGCGAATAGGCAACTATATCTCAATTATTTTGTAAAGTTTTGTGTTTACCCTCTTTAAGTCTGGTCCTTTAGTTAATAAGATACAGTTTTTATAATCATTCCAATTGATTTTAAACGTAGTATCAAGTACACCTTCATTAAGCTGTTTTATGAGGGTATTTAAGGCGTTAATAGTATATAACGTATTAGATTCTTTTTTTCGGTGTACTAAAATTGTATTATCTAAAAATGCACTAACGTTACCAAAATCTACATTATAAGTACAAATATATTCGTTTTGACTTTTAGAATATAGTACAAAAATTTTATTGTAAATAATGTTGTAACGTTCTTGAATTTGAATTAATACTTCATCAAGACTATCTTCCGTAGCGAAAGTACAGAACAGTTTATTACTCATATCGTCGTTTATGTATATTGTCCCTAGATCATAATCGAACTGGGGTTCCACAACACTTATCATTTGTTATAAATATTAAACTGTTTCACAAAACTAAATTATTAGAATATTTAAATTTTACTGGGTATTTTCCACCAGATTCTAATATCTTTTTTATATCTTCTAAAGTATCTTTACCGTCTTCTTTACTAAAGTCAAAAAGTAAAGCATCATACGTATAAAGTACTACTTTAGTTTTTTTATTTTTAAGGTACCTAAGTACATCTTTTAATATAATAATATTTCTTGAAGTTTCCAACGACTGCATAACATAATTCATTAACTTCTGTGGATTCATGTCTTTTAACTTTGATGTAAAAGGTTTTTGACTAATAGGTGCCAGGATTTTTCCGTCATTTTCATATTTGGTCCAAAGCTGTTTGATATATCTATCAATTTTATCAAATATTTCGAGGAAAGCCCACTTTTCGGGTATCTTTCCATAAATTGCGTGAAAGTTAATTTGTTTTGCTTGATTATATTCTTCATCTGTTATCTCTTCTTTTTCAAAATATAGTTTAGCTAATTGTTTATGCGCTGATTCATCGGTTAATTTATAATCAATCTCATCACACAGTAGACGAAGGTGGTAACCATCGAAATCAAACTCGACGAAATAATCTTCTGTGGGATAAAAACATTTTCTATGCTGTTTACTCTTAGGAATAGCAGCAAAATTAACGCTATTGAAAGCATTAGTAGGTCTAGAAGTAACATTATATAAATTATAATAAGTTAATACTGAGTTTTCTTCAGTATTGTATATAGGATTACGAGGTTTAAAAAGCTCATTAAATGCTTTATAATAAATACCAAGTCCATTTTGTTCTAATAAGTAAAATACATTAGTACCTGTATTATTATAAAATTCAAATCCTTCTGGTAATTCAAACTCTAAGTACTTTTCAATTTGATCGTAAACTTTTTCACAATATTCATATAATTTAGTAATAGGTATAATTTTATTTACATATTTTAAATCTTTATGCTTACTGTAAAAATAGTTTACTGTACTATTATCTCTATTTATCTCTAATCTATCGAATTTAGTCATTGAATATAGTAAAGATACATCAATAGATTGCTGTAAATTAAAGTGATACAGCAACTCTTTCTTATTAACAGTATATAGTTTATTAAAACCTTGCAAAAGTTCGTAGACACGGTTTTTATCTATATTCATTCCATCAGTATGATCGATGGGTATGATGAATCCATGTTTACTTGTTAACGGTCTAAGATAAACTGCAACAGTAGAACTTAATTTAGGATGAAAGTAATCGTTAGATGATATAACGTAAACGAAAGCCCCTAATCTTGAAAGCTGCTGTAGTCTATTTAACTGATTATCTGATTCTGTAATGTAAAACACTATAACCTTTTTGATAATATAAAATAAAAAAAGTAAATATACAACTTTATTTTATAAATTCTCCGTAATTGATAATATATTGATCTAAATCTTTAATTATTTTCTGTTCCTGTACAGTTTCTTTATTTCTAGCTTTAGATCCAAAGTAAATATACGGACCTTTTTCTATATTTTCAACTGGTTGTTCTAATATCCAGTTTATTTTAACTCCAATTACATGATTTAACCTTAAAAGATACTTATATTTTTTTTCTTTGACTTCTATAATTTTAGTATTTCTAGTATCCTGTAAAAAGCATCGTTTAAAAAATCCGTTTTCGTGATCTTTTTCAGTTGGCATAATATGTTCAGAAGTAAACTTATTAAAAGAAGTAGGTATATTTGGTTCTTTAACTATTTCACCAAAACCCTCTTCTTCACCTAATAAAGGTTTTACATTTTTACCTGGTTTAGTACCGGCATAAGCATTACCAGCAAGATCTGTGAAAAAATAACCAGTGTATGGTTTACCATCCATGTCTGTAAAGGTACCATCTTTGGTAAATTTAGGTTTTGAATATTTTCCTTTTGGTAAGTACATGTTATCCTATTTGAAATCTTAAATCTCTATCTTTCTGTGTAATTGTGTTACTTCCGATACCTCCATTTAAAAATGAAGCTAAATTTACAAGTTTGTCGTTATATTCAGCTTTAACGTGAATATGGTTTACCATTGTCATACTAGCATAAGTAAATATAGTTTCCTCAGCTTCATTCTTATAAGGTTTACCTGAAAAGCTAGCAATTTGATTCACTGATCCTATCACATATCCTTTTTTTACTTTTTGAGCTTCTCCTTTATATTCATAAGGGGTGAAAGGCCCATTTTTACTAAGATTTTGATAAGGCATTACATAACCTATTACTATTCTCCATCCTTCATAATCTCCTGTACCTGTTACGACTATATATCCTCCTCCTTTTCTGTTACCAGCATTAAATGGACCGGCAAAATACTCAGCCATCCCATCTATCGGAGATCTAACAGATGCTTCATTTTGTGCTACGTAATCTATTCCTGTATGAACTCTTGCTCCTCTAGAAGCTCCAAAATGACCTTCACCTTCACTATCAGATCTAATTCTATCAGAATCAACTATAGATCCTAAATCAGGTCCTTCAATATCAGCTGAAGTTAAAGGATCAATAGGTTCTATTTCTTCTTTTATAACATCTTCAATTAAGGCTGCAGCATCTGTTAATGGATCTACTTTTTCAACTTTCTTATAAATGTACATTAATGCCTCCACCTCTGTTATCCATGTATTATCATTTCCTATATTATGATTTATAGATCTAATAATAAACCCTACTTTTTCTCTATATCTTATTGGAAGTATATTATCATTTACTCTAAAAGTTTGTCCAATTTTTAAACCTCCTATACCGTCTAAAGTAAAAGATACCTGTATAGGTATTAAACCAGCAGGAACTAGACCATCTTTAAACGTGGAATGACGATATAGTTTGTTTAATACTGTTCTATGAATAGAGGCTATAGCGTCTTCATCACCAGGATTATACGCTAAAGACCTACTACCATTTTTAGTATACTCTGAGTTTTGATATGTTTGATTCAAGAAACTAAAGTATTCTGCTAATGCTATAAAATCTTCTTGATTACCTAATCTGTCTATTATAGTTGTGTCTTTTTTACCTCCAAAACTCTTTTTACCTAAGAATCTATCAACTATACCTTGATTCCATTGCTGCATTTGTAAACTATCTTGACCTGCATCAGTATCAGAAGCAGATGCCCCAATAGCTATCATAGTAGACATATCTGATGTAATCCTGCTTTGAATTTTAAAGTTTCGCACAGTACTTTTCTTACCAAATACTTCTAATATATTAGGTTTATTTTCTGAAACTAATTTTCTGTCTACTACATAATATATATCAGTATCCGGATCTAAGAATAAACTAAAGTCATTTATATACCCTGAGCTTTTATTGATCCCTCCTAAAACTCTAGTTATATAGTCAAATATAGTTTGATCAGATTGCTGTTCATTTTTGACCATATCTTCAAATATAGCTAAACAATATGCTACACTTACGTATATATCTAGTATGTCGTTAGTTTTCCTAGGAGATACATCTATAAAATTAAAATTTAGATCAAATTCAGTTTTATTATCTAAATTAGGTAAAATACATACTGTAGGATTTACTGATGTATGTCCTGGGAATGTTAAGAATGGTGTTTGGTTAATACTTCTATCTCCATCAACTCCTGTATAGAATTCAGTTATATTACCTTGGTTATCTCCTCCTACTCCACCTTCCATAAACATAGTAACGTTAATTAAGTCTAATAAGTTACTAAATCTTATCATTTTTACTACATCATTTCTATCTCCTGATCCTACATTATTAAAAGAAAAAACATCTAACGGTCTATTGTTAACTTCTGTTGCTGCTTTCACACGGTTAGCTAAAGGTTCATTAAATTTACTAATCATTTCATATACCTGTTCTGTGATTTTAGTATGTCCGTTATCTCTGGTATATAGAGCACCAATCATAATAGTATTTAAAAATTCTTCAAAATCACATCTTGCTTTAAGTAAAGATTCTGAAGGATCTTTTTTTCTTTGTTTTGCAGTTGGACCGTAAATTATGACTCCTATACTCTCTATTAATGCACCTTGAGCTAATACATCAGCCGAGCATGTATAAGTTCCATCATCATTTATACTCCATGAATAGTTACTAATAGTCCCTAAAAATCCATCATAATTATAATTTGAAGTTTTTTTAAGATCTAAAATTTGATTTTGTATTTCTTTTTTACCTTTTATTCCTTTTTTAGTAAAAAAATCGTCTACAGTTTTTATAGAACTAACTAAAGTACCTTTATTATCAACATATAATGAATGACCGTATTCTACTAAAACTGACATACCTGGTCTTAAATATAAAGTTTCTAATAAGTCTAACTGATCTAAGGAATTAGCTTGAAATTGAATAACAGCTTTTTGGTATGAACCGTATGTTCCAGCATATTGAGTACTAAATCCTACTATACCGGGAATAGGTCTATAACCTCCTCCAGGTTTTTCTAAATTATAAGCAGCATTTTTGTTAAATATACCTGCTTTATATTTTCCTTGTTCATTTAGTATTCCTCCAGAAAGTATATTTGCTTTAGCTTTAGCAGAAGAACCTAAAGGTGTTGTTTCTCCGTTTTCTAATTGAATTATAGCTGGAGAATTTATTACATCACCTTTGCTATCTAAAGTGATATTAACTGCAGATGAAACTTTTACCCACCCGGTTTTAGAATTTAGATATTTTAATTTATCTATATTTCTTCTACTATCACCAAGAATATTCTGTCTTTGCTCTAACTGCTTTTGTACTCCACCATCTATAGGTTGGTGGATTTTCGATGTATCTCTCCATCCTGCTGGCATGTTATCTTGATTTATTAGCTTGGTTATACAACTCTAATGCTAGATCTTTATTAGCAGGTATTCTCAACTGAACACCAGGATTGATTTTTAAAGATGCTCTTTGTTGCGTATTATTTGATGCTATTATCCACCAAAGAGATGCATCTTTATAGTACTTCCTTGCTAATATATCGTATCTATCTTCTTCACTAGTTATAATGTATATATCTTCTGGATCTTCCGGTACAAAAGGGTATATAGCATTTGTCTTATAAGGACGGCCTTCTTCTGTTCTGAATGTATTTATTTGATTATATCTACTCATCTTCAAATAAATTAGTTATTATAGTATTATTTTCATCACTTCCATGAGTTATGTACCTATTTGCTTTGAATACATCTCCAGAAACAACATTTTCTGCTGTAGGTAAGAAATCGTGAATAGGAGTAAAGGATAAACTACAGTCTAATACCATAGGTAATTCTTGTTGTGTAGTATCTCTTTCTAAATCTTCTGGTCTATTCATAGCTATTTCCCAAGGGTAATCAGTCTGCCAAGCTAGGTTTACACTATTTAAAAAACCTGGTAATTCATAAATATAGTCACCTACGGTCATTTTTACAAGCGTTCCCCTCATAAAATTATTATTATATGTTGGTGTAGTAGCGCTTACTAATGTATTAACCTTTTGATATAAAGGTTTCATTTCAGCAGGACTTTGAGCTGCAATCTTAAATGCAAGATCTATTGATCTATCAAAATTACCATAAGTATGAAAAGATTCTCCTCTACCAATATAATTATAACTGTTCCAATTAGATGTGAATCCGTCACTGAAATTATCTATAAAAGCTCTGAAATACAAATGAGATGTTTTATCTGGGGTAATTATTTGAAATCTAAATTTAACTAAATCTCTACCTTCCTTCGCTTCAACTCCAGTTAATTTACTATCTTTA